ACCGCGCCTGAGCCCGTTACGCCGTTGGTCAGATCGGCGGCTCCGGCCTGCACGAACCCCGGCCCGCCGTTAACCACCTGGTTGTAGCGCAGCGCCCCCTGGGGCAGCGCGTAGTATTGGAACAGCCCGCTCGTGGAAGGTACCATGAGGAGGTTCGGAAGGTTGTTGGTCGTGTTGTCGATAAAGCCGTTCGCGGACTGTATGCCGACCGCGCCCGTGTAGGTAAGCGCCCCGCCCGCGTCCGACAGCGACGCGCTCGCGCTGACTACCGTGCTCCCGCCCGCCGCCGCGTACTCCGCCACCGCTCCGGGCGTAACGGTGTTGCCGCTTACCGTGCCGGAATTGCCGAAGAAGCAGCTCAAACACTGCCACCGCGTCCCGTCCCACTTGGCCTCCACTACGGCAGCGGCGCTAACTACGTTCGACACCAGCGCGTTGCTTCCGTTTACAGTAAGCCCCGCCACTCCGAAACCGCACCAGTTCAGTGTGCTGGCCCCGGTGTTGGCATGCGCGGCCAAGAACGTCGCCGTCCGGCCCACGTCCAAGGAAGCTGGGCCTCCGGCGGCGGGACAGGCCACGTAGGCATTGGCCGTTCCGGTGTCGGTGGGGAGCGATTGGCCCACACTGCTCCAGGTGGACACTTTGCCCGAGAAGCTCGGCCCCGCAGCGGTAAGGTTACCGCTAGCGTCGAACACCAGGTTCGTATTGCCGGTAATGCCCGAAGAGGTGCCCGCCGTGCTGTAGTAGGCCACCTGATATTGCGGGCTGGGCGTCACGCTCACCGCCGCGCACACCCAGCCCGTCCCGGTGGATTGCTGAATCTGCCCGTTGGGGCAGGTCGCAATCTCCACCTTCCCACCGGAAACCGCCAGCCCCTGCCCGACTACCACACCCGTAAGCGCGTTCGCCAGCACGAAGGCGTCCGTAGCCACGTTCGTCGTGTTATCGCCCGCCGTTTGTGTGGTAGCCGTGGTCCCGTTCGGTAGCAAGGAAGCCACGCCCAACGCAGAGGCGGTGGCGGCGTTACCCGTGGTATTGGCGGCGTTGTTGGGAACGTCGGCGCTAGCCAGAGCGCGGCCCACCGGAACGCCTCCGGTGGAGATGCTGGTAAGGAATTGCTGCGCCACGGCGGTGTAGGCCTGCACCCCGCCCAGCGTAGAAACCGTGGGGAAGGGCAGTCGCGCCGGGGCCAGCGTTCCGGCGCTGATGTTGCTGGCGTTCGTAGTGTCGGTAAAAGCCGAAGCCACCAGCCCGTTGGAGCCGGGGGCTAGAGTCCCCAAGTGGGACTTGTCCAGCGGAAACCCGAAGCCCGCGTCCGACAGTTGTTGCCCGTTAGTAGAGTTGAACAGCGCCGCGTGACCTACCGTCGAGCTGACCGGACCCGTGACGTTGCCCGTGGCCACGCCGTAACCCTGGGCGTTGACCCAGGCCGTGGTGGCGATCTTCGTGGACGAGTCGCTGGTCGAAGGAGTGGGTGCAGTGGGCACTCCGGTAAAATTCGGGCTGATGATGGGCGCGTAGCCTTGCAGCTTGACCCAGGCGTCCGTGGCCACCAGCAGCGTGTTGTCGCCCGTAGACTGGAGCGGCGCGGTGGGCAGCCCGGTAAAGGCGGGGCTGTTCAACGGGGCCAAGACGCTGATGTAGTTCCACAGGTCGGCCTGGTTGCTGATGTTACCGCTGATATGGCCCCAGGTGATAGGGAAATTGTTTACGTAGGCCGTAGTGGCTAAGGTGTTGGAGTTGTCCCCTATGCCGGGGGTGGGCGCGGTAGGCGTGCCGGTAATGGCCGGGCTGTTGAGCGGAGCCTTGGCGTTCAGCGCCGTTTGCAGGTCCGTCTGGTCGCTGAGGTTCCCGGTAATCGCACCCCATACGGCTCCGCTGCTTTGGCCCCCGGCCACGCAGCTGGGCTGTCCGGTGGAGCTGTAGCCGTTCACCACCAGCCCGAAGGCGCAAAGCGTGTTGTAGATGCCGCCTAGCGTGGTGCTGGTGGGCGTGGGGATGGTGTATTGCTGCTGCGGAACGGTAGGCTGGTAGTTGTCCAAGTTGCAGATGGCGGCGGTGCACCAGGTGTTGGCCACGGTGGGTTGCAGGCACTGGTAGCCCGAGCCGCGCCCACCCAGGATAACCTGGTTGGCGGAGTTCTTAATCGTGAGCGAGTAGCAGAAGTTCGAGGGGATGGCCGTGGCAGTGTTGGCCAGGAAGCAGCCCGGTTGCAGTGCGCCGTTCTTAATAGAGCAAGTAATGGGCGTGCTGACTACGGTCCCCCCGCCGCCCAGCTGGTAACTAATCGGGTTGCCCAGCGCGTCCGTGGCCTGGAAAACGGCGGTGCCGGAAGGCAGCAGCGCCACGGGCTGCGTTCCGTTGGCGTAGATCTTACTGGCCGTCACGGTGACGGTGTTCTGAGCTACGGCCAGCGAGGCGTAGAGAAGCAGCAGTAGGAGTTTTTTCATTTAGATACCTATCGCGAGCCAATAAACCAAGTGCGATCCCGAGCCCGTGGTGTACTCGGCCCCGAAGTCGGCCAGCGCCGGGCTAGTCACGAACGGAGAAATATTATCGGTTGGCGTAAGCATGATCATAGGCGTATTAGTAGTGAACGAGACCGGGAACGAGACCGACTGCGGAGACCCGGGGTTAGTGATGGTTATGGATCCCCATTGTACCTTTAGATTCCCCATCCAACTCCCAAAATTAATGTGCCCCGCAAGATTGCTTACGCTAAACGTGAAGGGAATATCCGCGTTCGTCAGTACGTTTCCCAGAACGGTGGCTAAAGCTAGTAGCGCCGCGTTCGAGGACGACACCGCGGTTTGGGGAGTCGTCCCGTCTACCGGGCTATAGCCCTTCGTAGAGAGCATGTGGGCGAAAGCCGCGAAGAACGTGCTCGCTTGGTAGAACAGCTTATTCGCCAGCACGGCGTCGAACGCGCCGCTAACCGCCCCTCCGACGCGCTGACCGTCCGAGGCGTAGGTAGCGTCCGTTTCTTGGTTGGCAGCACCAGGATTCCACTGCGAAAAATTAGTCGTCATTTTAAGACCAGTTCCCTATGTCGAAGCCCGCGATGAACGCGGGGTTAAGATTGCCGAACCCAAAGAGCGGGAGCGTCGGGAAGTCGTAGATGTAAGCCACGGCCTCGGGCTTAGGCACGATCAGTCCGTTAGTGATCATCTGCTGTATGAGCGGCGTAAACGCGCCCACCAGGAAGACCGTACAAGTCATGTTCTGGTTGTCGGTAATGTATATGTTCCCGCCCGGAAATAGCGTCTGCCAGGGAGCCCAGAGCGAGTCCGCCTGCCCGTCCCATTGATTTTGCAGAATCTTCGCCTGCAACAGCAGCTGGTAGTCCGCGTCGTCGAGGATCGCGCTCGGCGGCGTGCTGGTCACGGCGACGCCGCTGGAATGGTTTTTAGCGAACGTGGCGTCGAAGCCCACTCCCGGCGTCACCAGATAGGGCACGACCACTTCCTGGTTTCCGCCCGTATCAATGGTTAAAGGCGTGACGGTGTCGATGTAGGTGGTATTCGTAGTGGTAACGGGCTGCGGACCAGTTGTAACCGACGAGGTCGTCGTCGTATTTACTCCGACGGGCGCAAAGGGCAGCGTGCGCGGCGCACCCAGGATAAGCCCCAGCGCGTCTAGTTGGTCTCCGGTCGCCGTAGCAATCACAAAATTTTCGTTAATGGCAGCGGCGCAAATCCCCGCGTCCACAATGGGCTGCAACAACACGGCCAGCAGCTGTAGGAAGTTCGCGGCTAGCTGGTATTGGCTCGGAATCAGCTGGAGATAGTAGGGAATTGCGTTGCTTAACCGGGTTACGGTTATCGCGTCGAACTCGCAGGTGTCCGCGCCAGCGCAATAAATTTGGAGCTGCATGCTTACGGCTCCGAACGGCACCGTGCCCGTGCCGTACTGAAAAACCCAGGCTGAACCGGAAATAACTTCGTTGACGGCAATCGAAGGGCCGTAGCTGACGCCCGTCTCCGGCCCGACTACGATGTTGCCGAACTGGTCGAAGTAGAGGATCTGCGCGATGGCCACAGCGTTCGAAGTATCGCACCGCATAGCCGCGCCGATCTGGTAGACCTCGCCCGGCACCACCTTCCCGAGATTCTGGGAAATTCCGGCCAGCCCCGCCGAAGCATTGATAACCAGGCTGTATTGGCCCTCGTATTGCGAAGTGCTGTCATAGCTCAGCGCGTAGCTGGTGTTCAGCCCGTAGCCGCCGCCCACCCAACCTACCGGAGGCGTGGCGCTGTTGTCCTCGAAGTCGCCGTTCTGGACCCCGATAGACAGCGGAACATAGATCGTGGCCGCGCTAGACATAGGTGATAACAATGTCTCCGGTAGCGGATTGCGCCGCCTGGTAGAAGCTCAGTTGAATGTCGGTGTTCGTGCTAGGACTCGAAGAAGTGCCGAAGAAGAAACTCGCTGCTCGCACCGAGTACGTCGCCGGACCCGGGACGTTCGGGCTGTTCGCCGCCGCCACCAGCTCGCCGAAGCTAATTACGCACAGTTGCGTGGTAGTGGCCGAGCCGGGAGTGGCTAGCGGAAGTGCGTTAATGTAGGCGACTAGCGCGGCCTGTATCGCCGGACCGACTACTCCGGCGCTGGCTCCGGTATATAAGTGCACGTCCAGACTTACGTAGATGGTAACCAGCTGCGGAGTGGCGAAGTTAATAGCCGTGACAATTCCGCTGGTCGGGCTGGTCACGTTTACCGTAACTAAAGTCCCGCCCGTACTACCGTTGGTAAGCACGCCCAACCCCCGGTTGGCGTAAATGGCCTGCGCTACGGCGGCATTCGTTCCGCCCTGCACGACGGCGCTGATGGAATGCCCCGGATTACCCAGAGAGTCCGAAGTAGCTCCGTCGTTTTCCAACACCGTGGCACGGCTGACCCCCGGCGTGGCTAGAATGGCGGCGTAAGTACCGTCCAGCAAAGTTTGGCTGGGTAACTCGACGCTCGCGGCCTGTCGCTGGCGCAACGCGGAGTCGGTCTCGGTCGCCACGCCCAGACTCGGCAGATTGCTGCCGTTGGTCACGCTGGTCCACCCACCCGTAGGCGTGACAATGACGGTCAGCTGGCTGGCGTTAGCGTTCACAGGCCCGGATTGCTGCGCCGTGGCCGTAACGGAAATCGTCCCTCCGGGGCCAATGGTTACGACGGACGGGAGATTCCAAAGATCTCCGGTCGCGGAGTTTTGGATTACGCCGTTCGTGACTAGGGCTCCGGGAAATCCGGTCAGCGTGACCGTGCAGGTGGAGTTGCTAGCGGGAAGCCGTGCCAGCCCGTTCAGCAAGACTAAAAGGCTTAGTCCCGCGCCCGTCGCGGTGGCGGGCGACATATTGTTGTACGCCAGCTGCAACCCGTTCATCGCGTCGCTGTCCGCCAGGGCCAGCACGCTTAGAAGCTCGTACGCCGGGGAGTCGTTCCCAAGATAATAGTTCTGCCCATAGATGGCGAGGAAGGCTTGCGTAAACAAGGCCAAGATTTCCTGGTAGGTCGGAATAGTCAGCCCTGCCGAGCCGATCGTGGGGGGTGCGTAGCTACCCATTTAAGGCCACCTGCGCCACCGGGGGTACGGGATAATTTGACAAGTTAATGGCTCCGAACTGCGTGTTTACCTGCGCCGAGTACAGGAACGTCCGCGTCGAAGGCGTGTAGACGATGCCGACGTTCTGCAGCCCGGTGACGAACGGAGTATTAAAAATTCGCGCTCCGATTAGCGTTTCCATCTGCGCCTGCGCGGCGGGGCTGGCCCCCTGCGCCAGGATCGACTGCCAAAGCGGCAAGCCGTCCGTAAGGTTGGCCCACCATTCGCCCTGGAAAAGCCGCAGTCGGGTTAAGATCGCTTGTTGCACAGCCTGAATGTTGTAAAGCGGCACGTTCCACTGCGTCTCGTTGTTCGTCGTTAGAGCGAGGTAGACGATCTGCGGGGTAGCGCTCATGCGACGTGCTCACACTTTCCGGTACGTTGGTAATTATCGCAAGAGCATCCAGGAAATCCTATACGCCATTTTCGTCCCCAGAAAACTCTAGGTAATTCTAATTTTCTAGCCAGTCTATATAAAATAGTCATGGTGTTATGGGTCCAGTAACTCCGGCTCCAGTGGTTACACCGGAATGAATGTGGGCGTGGTAGCTAGTCCCGTTAATGTCGATTACGGTCGCGGTTAAAGAGATGTTTCCGGGAGTAATCGCGATTTGCGTGGTACCGTTGTCGGGCGTGATCACTACCTGCCCGCTCTTCATCTGGATAAAGGTGTTGCCGTCCAAGGAACGCACTTCCAACGCATTGGTAGTGTAGTTGGCAATGGCGCGAGGGTTGGACCACAAGCCGAAGATCGCGATCCCGTCCGAAAGATCGTGGCGGCGACGTTCTTCCTGATTGTTGATCGTACCGCCCGCCACCCACCAAGCGTTGTAGCACATATCGGTAAAGACCACCAGGCACTCGTCGCCCACTGCAATAGGTAGCGTGATCACGAAGCCACCCGCGCCGTAGACTAGCACGGCCACGTCCGGCAGCGCCGGAAGACTAACGGGCGTTGGCACCAGGTTTTGGAACTGATTCTCCTGCACTGCCGGTTGTACCGTCACCGTCTGCACTCCGGCAAGATTACCTACGCTCGTTACCACGGCGGGCACCGCCACCCGCAGCTCGCAAGCCTTCTGCCAGAACATTTCATCCAGCGCGATGTCCGGAATGCCCAGTAGCAGGCCCAGACTTACGAAGTTCGGTTGGGGTGCGGCGCTCATGGGCGGTCGAACTGAACTCCCGTGGCGGTGGCGATGGCCGCGACCTTGTCGAAGGCCGTAAGCCAGCCCGTTACGTCCGTGTACCAGTCGTTCCCGCGCGTGTCGCCCGTGTACCGAGCGCCGACCACAACATAGGTGCCGCTCTGGCTAAGTATGCTGGTCGCGCTGGGCAGGTCGCCGACGTTCTTTTGCAGCTGTTGGATAACCGTGTTGTCGATCTTAATCGCCATGGGCGGGTTAGTTACCACCACGTTAGGGTTTAGGAGCAGCCGACAGTTAACGCCGAATTGCGTCTGCTGCGGCGTGCCCACGATCCCCGTCGTAGGTGTAAAGGTGTATTGGGCCGTGCTGGGGAAGTTCTTGCTAAGGTCTCCGACGTTGAACAAACCCTTCTGGCTCAGCCACCACTGCATGTTGTTGGACCGGGCCATCTCGGTAAAGTATTTCCCCGGCTTACCGAACACCACCTTGGCGCGGGAAAAGGTCTTGCCGGCCAGCCCCGGCGCCACGAAGCCCGCCGACAGCGGATGGTAGCAGCTAGCGGCCATCTGCTTTACTATCTCCAGTTGGTCGGTCTGCGCCTTAAAAACCATCCCCAGCGTATTCCGGCTATTCTCGTCCAAGCCCACAATGCAGTGGAGCGTAATGACGAAGTCCGTCTGGTTAATCCTATCGAACATGGGCTGCAGCACGAAGCCGTCCCAGATGATACCTGGGTTGGCGTACCCTGCTTTGAGTATCACTTCCATGCCCTGCTGTATCGGGGCTCCTCCGGCGGCGGGCGTGGTCGGCTGCGCGGTGTTAGAGGAAGTATTGCCCTGACTTAGCAGGAAGTTCGCCACCTGCTCGTTCGGGTTCCAGATCTGAATATCGGCGGTCCAATACCATTGGAACCACACGGTCCGTATGTCGAACGTAACCCGCAAAGCCTGCGTAAAAGTGCTACTGCTCAGCACAATCACGTCCTGCGTATTACTAGCCGTGTTAATTGGCCCCTTTACGGTTAGCTCCCAATTGCGTCCGAACAGCGGATTCGTATTCGCGCTCATACTTCCGTCCCCGCAGCACCCACGACATTGTCGCCCCAAAGCCACTGGAAGTCCGTACCCAGGTCCTGGTCGTTAGGGTAGTTGGGCGTAGTTACGTTGCTGGCGTTGATTATCCAAACGCTACCAGAAAATAGGTACTGGAACTGCCCCAGCAAGTTGGTTCCCGTGACCAGCGGCATCGAGCTCAGAAGCAAGTTGCCGCTCGCGTCGAATAACGACATGGACCAGTACTGACCAACGGGATTATAATTCAGCGTCACGGTAAAAGTGCTCACCGCGCCGTTAATGGACACCGTGACCTGCCAGGTCTGGTTCGGGTTACTGTCCGTGGGCACGAGCTGAATAGCCATATTAATGGGAGAGCGGAATCTGATTAATTAAGTCCGTTGGCGCGGACTCCACGCCCTTAGTACCCTCGTTGGTCGTGTCGGTAGTATTCGGCAAGGCGCTTACCGTAGCAGTGCTGACCTGGGCGCTAATAATCTGCTCGAACCTTAAAGTTCCCCGAAAACTCCGGCTGCTAGTGCTGTCCTCCACGCCGCGCACGTCCGCCAGCCACATGTTGGAGTAATTCGCCAGACGCGTACTAAGCGCGATCGGCACTCGCGCCGCCTGTATCTGCTTAAAAGTCTGGTAGGCGCTGATGCTGCGCGACCCGGCCCCGGTGTATTGGCCCGAGGCGAAACTCTGCATGGAATCCGAAATAGCCACGTCCAAGGTAACGCGAGCCGGAAGCAGGTAGATGTGGTCCACCACTGCCGGACCCACTTGCACGGGGTGCTTCGTGCCGACGGCTTCCTGCACGTGCTCAACTCTTAAAGTCGCGTCGAAAAAGTACGTCGTCGGCATAGTAGTGGAAGGTGTAGTCTGCATGGCCGGAGTGTCGGGGATGATGTTACCGTTCTCGTCCACCTGGTCCACGGACACGCTTACCTTAGTGGCGGGTTGGCCTGGCAGCGTGCAGGTCATACTGTACGTCTGCGTCGGCCCGTGGAGCCCCCAATTGGTCGGGCGGTAGCCTTCCGAGCTAGCTATAGCCGCGCCGAGGTTCGCTATTCCTAACGCGCTCATGCGTACGACCCCTGCGCCCGCGCGTACATCTGCTTAGCTGCCCGCTGGTTCGCCTCCTCGATGCCTTGCTGCACGGCCCGCTTAATGTCCTCCGGGGTGGCGTTGGAGCTGGTCACGTGCACGGTGACGTGGTTAGAAGGCGTAAAGGACTGCGGCTGGTACGTGGGGTCGCGCAGCACGTTGCGCCACACGTCGCGCCCGTAGGCGTCGGCGTCAGGACCGGAGCCGTTGTACTGACGAACCTTGTCCTGTAAGGTCGGCCCCGGCTTGTGGCTCAGCCAATACGCCCCACCTATAATATTCTGGCTCGGGTCCCAGGGGTTGGTAATGACGCCCAGCGCCTTCAGCTGCTCCACCGTAGAAGGCATCAGCTGGAACTCGCCGATCTCGCCTTTTTTACCTAGCGGGGCGAAAGGATTTAAGCCGCTCTCCTTTTTACCGATGGCCATCAAAACAGCAGGAGGAATCCCGTACTTATGGGCAGCGTCAATAATCTCCTGTATATAGTTATGTTTAGAGAATAGCTCGCGCAAGTAGTTCTGGAATCCCGAGTCGCTGTATCCGCCTTGGCGGCGCTGCGCCTCGGTGCGGCTAGCCCCAGTAAGCGAGTCTAGGCTGCCAGGCGGTCCCAGGGCATCGAAGCCCCCGCCCGGATGGGACTTAAAGTAGTCGCGCAGATGGGAGTTGTCGGGCTTGTTCCATCCCATGACGCGGTTCAGCGCGTCCACGGCCCCCACGGCCTTGTCCCACAGGATGCCCATAAGGTTACCTACTCCGCGCAGCGCCGGGGCGATGACGTTAGACAACTTGTCGGAAATCTTTATAAATCCTTCGGGGCTCTCGAACCAGTCCACGAAGTGCTTCATGCGGTCTTCCAGCGACATCGGCCCGCCCGCCAGCTTGTTGATTACATCCTCGGTCAACTTCATGCCGAAAATCTGGAGCGCCGGGGTCAACCGGGTAAACTGAAACTCGATGTCCCGAATGCGGCGGAAAGCGCTCTCGCCCTTGTCGCTGCCCAGTAGCCCGATCATGGCCGTCTCGTCCTTAATCAGCTGGTGGTATCGCTCGGCCAACTCCGGAGGCCCCCAGATGATTTCTTCCAGCGAGTAGCCCAGCGCGTCGGTCGCCATCTTCATCTTCCGCGCCGCCTCAGTACCCATCAGCATGCGCCTAGCGTACAACTGAAACCCCAGATCCTGATTTGCCACGCTACGCATAAGGCCCAGGGTAGCGCCCGCAACAGCGGCAGTCGCGGCCACGAACGCCCCGCCCACCACGGTAAACTCCTTTACCGAGGACTTGGCAAACCGCTCCACCGCCACGCCCGTGCGCTTAAGGGCGTCGGTAAACTTGCGCTCGGAAGCCCCGTCGATGGAAAAACCCAAACCGACGAGGTATTCTTTTATGGTCTGCGCGCTAGGCATTTCTAATCTCTATCGCTCGCCGCTCCATCTCCCGCTGCACTGCCAACGCCTCGTGGATCTCTACTAAATAGTCAAAGGTAAAAACGTCCACCTCGCGGTGCGCCCAGTGCCCAGCCAGCACCGGAGTCAGGAGGTAGCCGTCGACCCAGGTGCGGACGGGCGGAGCAGCGTCGACAGGTCCGGGAACACCTGTCGTAGCGTTCGCGCCGCACCCGGCGCGAAAAAAC